ATAATAAAGTTTTTTGGGTGGGCGTAGTACTTGGAGTAGTATTTGTTTCCCTTGGGGTCTATTTATTCCCACTTTAAATAAGGAAGTATAATATGAGTACTCGACTGTAAAAAGCTATTTCTCGAACAAGTCAATCATTCGCACCATATTATGATGCTAATGTTAATGGAAATGTGTATACATTCGGTATCAGCAACACAGCCCTTGTAGCAGCTAATGCAGTTGCTACGGGGCTGACTGCTACTTCTAAACCTGTAGTTGGTCTTTGGAATGATGTTGGTACCGGAAAAAATTTAGTTGTACTTAATGCTACAGTTGTAGCTACTACATTAGCAGATTCTGCTGTAGCTCCGGGAGGTTTTATATGGTATAAAGGATTAACTGAAACATCTATTTCAACTGGTAGTACTCCTATTAATTGTTCTACTTTAGCTGCTTCTGGTTCAATTGCTAAAGTTTTTGCTATGAGTACTGCACTTACTGGTCTTGTTTCATCAATAGTAATTCTACGACCTTCTCCTATTACTATTTTAAATGCCGCTGGAGCGAGTACTGCTATTACTCAACCCCAAGGTGTGTCTGAAGATAGGGTTGATGGGAGTATTATTGTACCTCCCGGTGGAGTACTTTCTCTAATGAATCAGGTTGCTACTACAACTGTTTCACTTGGAGTTAGTATTACTTGGGCTGAAGAAAATATTACAAGTTAAATAAGTGTGGGAGATAAAACTCCCACACAATTTCTATGACAGAAAATTTACCAGAAGCTCCCTTAGAAACTAGAAAGAAACGTAAGTATCAATATAGTTCTAGGGAAAGAGCTAAGATAGCAGCAAATAGAGCAGCTAAAAGAGCTAAAGATAATGCTGAGAATGCTAATAAATTAGCAGATATAGCTAAAAAGAAACAAGAGGCAGCTAAGAAAAAGAAAGAAGTTGCTGATTCTTTTTCAAAGAAAATATCTGGTGAAAGTAAAACTGGATATGTAGTTACAGGAGAAGAGATTAATGCTTCAACACCTGTAGCCAAAATGATTATTGATGAAGAAGAAGTTGATATTGCCTTTAAAGCAAATCCAGGCGCACAAGAAGAGTTTCTAGCATCATCTGAAAAAGAAGTTTTATATGGTGGTGCAGCAGGTGGCGGAAAAAGCTTTGCGATGTTAGCTGATCCACTTAGATACGTTTATAACTCTAATCATAAAGCACTATTAGTCCGTAAGAGTATGCCTGAACTTCAGGAACTTATAGACAAATCTCAAGAACTATACAGGAAAGCATATCCTGGCGCTAAATGGAATCAACAAAAATCTAGATGGATATTTCCATCAGGCGCCATCATCTTAATGAGCTTCGTAGAAAATGACTCCGATGTTCATAGATATCAAGGACAGGCTTTTACTTGGATTGGAATTGATGAACTAACCCATTATGCTACTCCATTTGTATGGAATTATCTTCGTTCTCGATTACGTACAACTGATACTAGTATTGAAACGTACATGAGAGCTACTACAAATCCTGGTGGAGTTGGTGGTGCATGGGTTAAAAAGATGTTTATTTCTCCTGCCTCGTATAATACTGCATTTTGGGCAAGAGATATTGATACAGATCAAATTCTTACTTTTCCCATTAGTGAATATGTTGATGAGAAATTACGTGGGAAACCTATTTTTAAAAGAAGATTTATTCCTGCGAAATTATCTGATAATCCTTACTTAATGCGTTCGCCAGAATATCTGGCAATGCTTTCATCCTTACCTGAAGTACAACGTAGACGACTATTAGAGGGAGATTGGGATGTAACTGAAGATACAGCTTTCCCAGAGTTTGATAAAAATATCCATGTTATTGAGCCTTTTGATATTCCTGCTAATTGGAAACGTTTTCGATCTTGTGATTATGGATATGTCGCTCCTAGTGCTGTACTTTGGTATGCTGTTTCTTCTGAAGGTACTGTATATATCTACCGTGAACTCTATGAAAAGGGACTTGATGGGGAAGCATTAGCAGGTAGAATTATTGATATGGAGTGGGATGATCCCGGCATTCTAACCGGCCCATTAGATAACGAAAGTTGGGCTCAAAGAGGACAAAGAGGTCCAAGTATTGCAGAGACAATGATTAAAGAAGGCGTTCGATGGAACAAGGCTGATAAAGGGCCGGGAAGTCGAATAAGAGGAAAATCAGAAGTTCATAGACGATTAAAACATGATACTTATACTGAAAAACCTGGTGTAATTATATTTTCTAATTGTAGAAATTTAATCCGTACATTACCTATTTTACCATTAGACCCTAATAAGCCTGAAGATGTAGATACTAATTTTATTGAAGATCACTTATATGATTCACTAAGATACGGATTAAGTAGTCGTCCAAGTGTTTCTTTATATCCTGATGAAAAAAGATTTATTTATCAAGCAGAACAGCCAAAGTATGTTGATTCCAATTTTGGATATTAAAAATGCCTAAAATTTTAGATAGATTAGTTAAACAATTAATAGCAAAAGGAAAATAATATGAATTTTAAATTTAATGATGGTCGTAAAATGGGTTCATTTAATCCTAATATGAAACCAGGATATGATTATAGAATGTCTACTACCAGAGCATTAGGTGATGGTGGTTCAAGAGAAGTTCTAACTGTTAAATCTTCTGGTGGTAAGCCAGCACAGTCTGATGCAGAATTTAAGCGTAAGCACGCTGATTTTTCGTTAGATAGATCTTATCCTCCTAAGAAAATGCATAGTGGGTTAGTATATTAATTCTTTATGGCAATTGAAACACTATATGCTGGTCCTCTTGAGGGAATAGAACCAGAGGACATTAAAAAGGCACGTATAGAGCAAGATAAGTCAGATATTAATGTCCCTGCTGTAGTACAATTAGTATTATCTCGTTATGAACGAGCTAAAACTGCTCGTTTTCCTACAGAAAAAAGAATGTTAACAGCCTATGAAGATTACAGAGGCATTGTTAATATTGCTCGTAATATGAGAACTGATGAAAAGTCTAGAGTTTTCGTAAAAATTCCTAAAACTAAAACCTTAGCTGCTTATGGACAACTTAATGAAGTTATATTTGGTGGAAATAAGTTTCCTCTAGGTATTTCTGCAACTGAACGACCAGATGGTGTTGCTGAATTTGCACATGTTTCTTCCGATGAACCTGCACCTGAAACAGAACCCAATATTGAATTTGGTTTTCCTGGTGATGGTACAAGAGAAAATGAAACAGTTTCACCTGTACATTTTCTTGGTGGTCTTAGAGACAAATTTAAAAAAGGTATTGAAAAATTTGTACCTGGACCTGCTCCTACTGACGAGCCACAAGTTTCTCCTGCCAAGGAAGCTGCCTTGGAAATGGAAAAAACTATTAAAGATCAATTAACAGAATCAAAAGCTTCAAGAGAATTACGTAAAGCTATATTTGAAGCAGCTTTATATGGTACAGGAATTATTAAAGGTCCATTTACAAAAGAAGAAATTACTCCCACATGGACAATATCTATAGATGATAATGGAGAAAAAGTTACAGATTATAAACCTAAAGTAAAAATTATTCCTGCTATTGAACACGTATCAGTATGGGATGCTTTTCCTGAAGCAGCAAGTATAAATATGGATGATCTGGACTACATGATCCAGCGCCATCGTCTTACTAAGTCTAAAGTACGTAAACTTCGTTATTTACCTTATTTTAATATTGCTGCTCTTAATGATGCTATTTTTCAAGGAGCAAACTATACTAAACAGCACTATGAAGATCAGCTATCCTACGACAATAGTGATTCTCAACAAGAACAAAATAGATGGGAAGTTATTGAGTATTGGGGACCACTTGATAAGGAAATGGCTATTGAAGCCGGTATGGAGAATACTGATGATTTAACTGAGCTAGACGAACTTCAAGTTAATATTTGGGTTTGTAATAATCAACTTCTACGAATGGTTGTTAATCCGTTTGAACCTCAAAAAATTCCATATCATGTTTTCCCTTATGAACGTGATCCTCATGAATTCTTTGGTGTTGGTGTTCCTGAGAATATGGCAGATAGCACTATTCTTATGAATGGTCATGCAAGAATGGCTATTGATAACTTAGCACTTTCTGGTAACCTAGTGTTTGATATTGATGAATCTGCATTAGTTCCTGGACAACCTATGGATATTTATCCTGGTAAGATATTTAGACGACAATCTGGTATGGCTGGTCAAGCTGTTTTTGGAATTAAATTTCCATCTACAACTAATGAAAATCTTATGATGTTTGATCGTTGGCGACAGATTGCTGATGAAGAAACAGGTATTCCTTCTTATAGTCATGGACAAACTAGGGTTCAAGCTACTACACGTACTGCGGCTGGTATGTCAATGCTTATGGGTGCAGCAGCACTTAATATTAAAACTGTTGTTAAAAATATTGATGATTATTTATTAAAACCTATTGGTGAAGCACTTTACTATTGGAATATGCAGTTTAATCCTGATGTTCGTATTCAAGGAGATTTAAAAGTTAAGGCTTTAGGTACAGAAGCTCTTATGCAAAAAGAAGTTAGAAGTCAACGATTAACTGCTTTCTTACAGCATATTTCTAATCCTCTATTAGCTCCTTGGATTAAGCCTGGTTTCATTCTTAAAGAATTAGCTTATTCGTTAGATATTGATCCAGAAGAAGCTATTAATGATTTAGATCAAGCGAAAGTTATAGCTTCTCTTATTGAGCAGGCTGGTAAGTTAGAAGGTGGTCCTCCCGGTCAAGGTGGCCCACTAGGATTAAGTGGCCCACCAGGATTAGGTGGTCCTCTCGGTCAAGGTGGCCCACCAGGATTAGGTAGTCCTCCAGGTCAAGGTGCTCCTCCACCCGGAGGTTCTACAGGAACAGGAGATGGTACAATAGGACCAGCTAATGTTCAGATGCCGGAAGAAGAAAGCTTCTCAGGAAATACATATGGCAATACGCAAAGAAATCCTTAATCGTCTTAATATTTTAGTAAACTCTTCTGATTGGGGTAGTTTGTTAGAATATTTAAATGATCAAGAAAAAATTAATCGAGGTATGCAGGATACTTCTGAATCTTTACAAAAATTATATCAGTCCCAAGGCTCAGAACAACTTATTAATAAGTTACGTTCATTAAAAGAAATAGTCAAAAATGAATTTATTTCTCAAAAACAGGAAAATAATAGGTAATGGTAGATAATTCCAATACATATGGCAATCCAATAGCGCAAGAAAATAAGTTCTTTCATTCATGGGGGATAACCTTTTGCCTATAACGTATCATGACCCCAAAGCATACCTTGTAAATAATCAACAACAGCCTGTTCGTTCAATGCCACCAGGATTTACTCGTAACACCAACCCCGACCTGCGTTGGACTCAGATGACCATACCATGGTTCAACCCCACAACTGGAGAGACTTGGACAGCGCCAGACGGATCATATATCCCACCTGCTGGATGGCAGCAGAATATCCCAGGCGGACCTCGCCTCGACAGGGACAGAGGTAGGGATAGAGATAGGGGTAGAGATAGAGATAGACGTGGCAGGCCAGTGCCAGTGGAGCCGCCACAATACGAGTTACCAGAATTTTTTGATAAGTTTGGACGCAGGGACAGAGATCGGCCCGTCAAGCCTTTTATGCCTCCAGGGTTTACTGCTCCCCCGTCCGGTAGCAACGTCACAATGGCGCTTCAGGACTTCCACAACCCCACAACTGGTGAGACGTTCCGCGTGGGCACAGGAGGATACACTCCAGGCCCAGGATGGGAACGTGGAGGATTGCCGGAAGATTGGACTCCACAACCCGGTCAGCCGCCTTCGCAGCCGTGGACCGCGCCGACGTTGACGTCTGCTAAGGCAGCCCAGATAGCCGAGGCAGAAGCCGCAGGAGCTACAGAAGCCGTGGCAGCCGGGGATGGTGAAGATCAAATAGATCAAGAAGCTACTGCTAGATTGCGAGCAGGTGGTATTGAAGATTTATATGCCTTTAGGGACCAAAACACTGGTATGTTGTATAATGCTCCGGCCCCTAGAAATAGACCTCCATTAACTAGACAACCTATAGGTGTTGAGCCAAGGCCTATTGATCCTCCTGATCCTACTGATCCTACTGATCCTACTCCTGCTACAGGAATGGATTATGATGAATGGTATAGACTGGACCAGGAACGGCGTAGGAGAGAACGGGAAAAAGAGGAGGAAGATGAGTCCGCGCGCCAGCAGGCTGAAGAAGAGCAGGATTGGAAGGACGTACATCCTAACAGGATGCTTTCCAAGGACCAGTCCCGCGAATACCGCAGCGGCGGTACCACCAAGGAACGGAATGAAAGAGCCCAAGAGATAGCAGCAATCCGGATAGAGGGGCTCGAAAAATATTTGAAAAGACGAGAAACGAGTGGATGGAATATATCAACTGACCTAGCCCATCCCTATTCTATTTCGCATGCCAAGAAACTGCTAGAGGGGTATCAAAATATTGTCTCCGGTCTCAGACCAAATGAAATAATGATTGCAGGGCAATTACGTAATGCACCCATAGAATATGCACCTCGCGGCTCCCCGGCGTACAATCAATACCTCGCTGACCGGAGACAACGCCAGCAGGAGGGCGGCGGGATGCTAGGCGGGGTGCTAGGCAGGGTGCGAGGTTTCTTAGGCCTAGGCCCCCAACCCGCCACCGCCGCGCCCGTGCCCGAACGCGTCGGGCCGGGTGGTCTTCCATACACTGTAAAATACACTGATCCTGAAACAGGCGTGGAGCGCAACATAATTCCCGCTACTGGAAAAGGAGGAGCAGCGTATGATCCTAAAAGAGAGGCCGAGATCATTAAAGGGCAAGCCGCCGAACGCCAGCGGCAGCAAGAGGAGGACCCCTACGAAGAACCCTATGACCCCCCCGAAGAACCGCCGACGCCCGCGGAGGCTGAGGCCGCCCAGGCCGCCCAGGCCGAAGCCAAAGAGACGGAACGCATGATCGAAGAAGAAGGGGTCACCTGGGAATGGGGCGAAGCTGATGGTGGTTTAATTAAACGTTTAGACAAAGAATTACCTGTACCACCAGACCCAGAGGTTGCTGATGATTTAACACGCTTCCTTTCGGAAGGGGAATTTGTTATTCCTGTTCATGTAGTTGAACATTTTGGAGAAAAGTTCTTTAATGATTTAATATCAATAGTTCCGCCTTCAGAAAAAAATAAAGAGATTGGACTGAAAAAAAGAGAGAAATTGGACTAAAATGCACCAACTTCTCCCCCATGTTGCCAAAAAAATTACAGATATACCTAAAAATGTAATAGACCTATACAAGGAAATAGCAGAAAGGCCCCCTGGCGAGGGCATGTCGCCCGCTGTGCAATCTGCCTTGGGGTGGGCCGCTATTCAAGGCGCGGGTAAATTATTGGTACATGAAATCCCTAAGCTTTCCCCCTGGGTGATGGCGTTTAATATTGTTAATGCCGTAAGGAGTCCTTGGGCGAAGGATTTATGGGACGCCGCCAGAAGGGGACATGGGAATGAAGAGGCGGAAGTGCGCGAGATTCTGGACGCGGGCGGACCCCCTGTATCCCAAGTTCTAATTAACGAGGCCGCAGCGGCGGCCGAGGCCGAGCGTCGTGCTGCTCTCCCCTCTGCCCCTACACCCCAGGGCGACCCGGACTACGACGAGAATGGTGGTGATGACAACGGCGGGCCTAGTCCTGGCGGACCCCCTGTATCCCAAGTTCTAATTAACGAGGCCGAAGCCGCCGCAGCTGAAGCCGCAGCAGCTAAAGCCGCCACCACCGCTGACGATGTAGAGGAAGACGACGACGACGATCCTGGCGATGAAGGCTTAGGATTAAATGGCGAAGAAGGCGAACCGCTGCCGGAACCCGACGAGATAGAGCAGCTTGCAATTGATGATCCGGATGATCCTTATACTTGGGAAGCTGATGGTGGTTTAGTTGAACGTTTAGACAAAGAATTACCTAGACCAACAGAACCAGATGTTGCTGACGATTTACAACGTATGCTTTCAGAAGGGGAATTTGTTATTCCCGTTAATGTAGTTAAACATTTTGGAGAAAAGTTCTTTTCTGATTTAATATCAGCAGTTCCGCTTCCAGAAAAAAATAGAGAAATTGGACTGAAAAAAAGAGAGAGATTAAACTAAAATCTAAAATTTAATACAATAGTTTGGGAGGCTACCTAATCCATTTAGATTAGCCCCTCTCTGAGAATATTCTAGTGGCTACCCTACTATTGGCCCCACAAGGAGAAAATAAAATGTCTGAAGAAGTTAAAAGAGAAATTTATAAAAGTGAAGCACAATCTGTATCAGATTCAGAAGGAGATGTTATTGATTCTCGTGGCACTTTTATTAAAGCTACTAAAGTAGAAAAAACGGATGATCAATTACTTGATGAAGAAGTAAAAAACGTACAAGCAGATAAAGAAC